CGAGATTCTGCTGCGCATTCTCGCGCTGGATCAGCAGTTCATGGACCCGCTTTATGTGTCCCGCGTGCTCGGCAACGGGCCGCTGCCGTTCCAAGTCACCCGCGAGGAGATCGCGGGCAGCTTTGATTTTGTGCTGGAGTTTGATGTGAAATCGCTGGATATGGAATACTTGCAGAAGCGGTGGAGCGCCCTCAAGGATGCGTTCAGCATTCCCGGCGTGGCGGGACAACTGCCCACAGTGCCGGTGGTGTCCTGGCTGCTGAACAACATCGACCCCGGCCTCTCCGATCTTGTCACCGGCAGCCTCACCGAACGCAATGCGGCTGAAGGCGAGGAGGAAAAAGCGGCCATCGCCATGCTGCTCACGGGCGTGGAGCCGACTGTGACGGAGAGCATGGATGCCGCCACCCGCTTGCAGGTGGATCAGGAGCAGATGCAGAAGAATCCGGCCGTGGCGCAGGCGTATGCGGCGGGCGGCATGTTCACCGAGATGATGAACCGGCGCATGCAGGCGTTCCAGTTTGCCATCCAGCAGCGCACCGAGAATGCGCAGACGGGGCGGACGGGATTCAAGCCGGTGGTGGAGTAGCGGGAGACAATCGGACAGGGAGACAATCAGACCATGAGACAAAGCAAAAGCAGAAACAGCCGAGTGCTGGTTGAGACGTGCATGGAGTCCGGGCCGTTGACGGAGGATCAGATTGCGGATGCTTTGGAAGCCACGCATGAGACGCGGGAGCTGCGGGCGGTGATGTCGCTCATCGAATGCTTCATTGCGGAGGCGCACGCGGAGATGACACAGCGGGGGCAGGAGGCGCGGATTCGGGACGAGGCGGCGGGTGCGGCGCGTTTTTTGAAGGATCTACGGGCGGATGTGATCCGGCTCACGGCGCGGAAGAAACCGGACAAAGCACCTGAAAAGTGATGGCGTGTCATGGTCAATGACCGCAGGTGGCCGCAAGTGGTGCGCGTGGAATTTTGACGGCGGGGCCGTGGTGCGGTGAACGTGGCGGCGTGCGCAGGGCGCACGTCTTTTATGTTCATCTCCAATCATGCGGTTCCAAACGCACCGGCTGCCCGCAGGGCAGGTGGTGATGTCGCCTCCGCAGGCGGCACGGGCACGAACACACCCGTAGAAGCTGGTGTTCAGGGCGGTTCTGATGAATCTCCGTTGTCCATTTTCGAGTCACTGGCGAGCAACACGGTTGCCGAGCAGATGGCCGCGCTGGATGCAGCGGAAGGAAACAGGACAGAGCCGGTGAAGGCCAAGGCCAAAAGCCAGCCGACACAAGCCGCCGCGAAACCGAAGTCCCAAACTGTCCCCTCGACAGCCGACGATGACGACGACGCGGGAGCCGATGACGCAGACGAGTCCGACAAGACGGCCGGGAAATCTCAGGAACGCGACGCGATCCTGCCCGACGATGAGGACGAAGCCGCCGAGGCGCCCGCCGAGGATGAATCGAACGCTGACGAACACGACGACGCGGACGACGGGGAGGCGGGCAGCGACAACGACGACGATCCCGAGGACACGAAGGAAGCCGCCGCCAAGCTCAAGGCACTGGAGAAGGACAATTTCAAGACGCGGGCGAAGAACCGCGAACTGCGCGAGCAGCTTGAGAAAATCCAGGCACGGATGCAGGAGCTGGAAAGCCAGGGCACGACAGCAGGGATGCCGGTTCACGGCATGCCGGAAGGATTCGAGGCCGTGAAAACGGAATCCGATCTGAATAAGCTGGAACAGCAATGGCAGGCGAGTCTGGAGTGGGCCGAGGATCACGAGCAGGAAGGCTACATCGGCAAAGACGCCCAGGGCAATGAGGTGGAATACACCCCGCAGCAGGTGCGCCAATACCGCCGCCAGATGGAGAAGGCATTGAAGCAGGCCGACAAAGCCCGCACGGTGCTGAAGGACCGTATGGCGAAGGAAGCCGAGGCCAAGGCCGCCGCGAGCAGGAAGTATCCCTTTGTGCTCGATGCGAACAGCAGCCGCCACGCGCTCGTGAAGCAGCTCGAGTCCGAGCACCCTGAAATCAACTTGAGTCCGCAACGCGCCCTTTTGCTGGGCCGCCTGGCGGTCGCCAAGCTGATCGAAAGCGGAGCCTACGAACTCGTGAAGAAGGGCGGCAAAGCCGCCGCCGTCGTCACCCGGAAAGTCGCCACGCCTCCCTCCCCGCCGCCTGCTCGTCGCCCGGCTCCCAAGTCGGACGCGCCCGATTCCTTTGCCAGTCTCGCCATGAGTCTCGCGCAAGGCACCGTGGCAAGTCTGACGAAAGCCGCCTGACGGATGAGACCCGGAGCTTCGCGGAAAACCTGAACTTCAACACTTCAACTTTTCCACGACCATGCCCGCCACTTTTGAGCGCACCCAAACCGGCCGCCGCGAAGACCTCGCTGACGCCATCTACAACATCGACGCAAAGGACTATCCTTTGCTCTCCTCCATCCCGAAAGGGAAGGCCGCCGTCAAAACCCGTTTTGACTGGCAGGCTGACAGCTACGCCGCCCCGAGCACGGATGGCGTCGTTGACGGTGCCGACGTGAGCACCTACGAAGACGCCGCCGAGAATCGCGGCCTGCTCTCCAACTACGTCCAGAAGGTGCGCCGCACCCCGATGGTCACGGAGATGGCGCAGGACGTGTCCGACGTGGCCGGCCTCGCCTCCGAAATGGCCGGTGCCATCGCCAAGAAAACCATCGAGTGCAAACGCGATGTGGAAGCGGTGCTCGGCTCCGACAACGAGTGCCAGGCCGACAACGGCACGGTGCCCTACAAGACACGCGGACTCGGCAAATGGATTCTCAGCACCGCACAGGCCACGCTGCCCGTGCCCTCCGCCTTCCGCACGCCCTCCGCCAGCATCGACGCCACGGCGCTCGCCAGCGTGACCCGCGCCGTGGTCAACAACGTCATGAAGAGCCAGTATGCCCAGACCGGCAAACGCGGCACCTACATGCTCGTGTGCGGCACCAGCCTGAAGGCCCGCTTCACCGAGATGGTCGGCTACTCGCCCACCGTGTCGAACTTCACCGCCATCACCCAGACCAATCGCGGCCAGGGCACGAAGTGGAGCGACACCATCGAGTCCTTCACCGGCGACTTCGGCACCTATGATCTCGTGTTGAGCAACTGGCTCAACTGGGCCTCGGGAGCCGCTGACGCCCGCCGTGGTTACGCGCTCGACCCCAGCATGCTGGAGCTGAAGTTCAACAAGCAGTGGAGCTACAAAGCCCTGCCTGACCTGGACGGCGGCCCGCGTGGTGTCATCAGCACGATCTTTGGCCTTGCGGTCAAGAACCCGCTTGGCCTCGCCAAGTTCGCCGCCACCTCCGACTGATCCTAGCACCGGGGCCGCGTGAAGAGCGCGGCCCCGGATTTCTTCACCCGCAGATTCATTCTCACCCACTTTTTGAAAGGACACTTTTATGGCTGACCAAGCTGTTACCCTCGCCACCGCCACCAGCGCCAGCAATGGCGTCAAGATCGCCGTTCTCTCGGCGGAAGTCGCCGCGCAAACCGGCTTCACGCACGCTTTCCGCGTGCCGTTCGACATCATCAACACCAGCACCTGGACCACGCAGGGCGATACCGTCACGGTCACGCTCGGCAGCACTCCGGCCCGCTACCAAGTGGACCGTGTGGCGGTGAACATCCCGACGGCTTTTGCCACCACCGGCACGCTCACCCTCAGCGTCGGCACCAGCAGCAACACCGCGCTGGCCCTCGCCGCCGCGAGCTGCAAGAGCGACACGCAGCTCACCGCTGCCGCTGGTTGTGTCACGGCCAACAAGGTGGAAGGCACCAGCGCTGCCACGCTGCAATGCCGCTTCACCACGCAGGGCAGCACCGGAGCGCCGTCCGACATCACCGCTGGCGTCGCCGAGATCTTCCTGCGCATCATCGACGTGGCCGCGCTGATCTAATGCTTTGCCGTCGCTTCTGACGGCAAACCCAAACGCCTCACAGCACAACCTGCTGCGACTCGGATCAAACCGGGCCGCAGCAGGGGTGAAGGCGGTTCCTTGTTCGTTGTTCTTAGTTTTCGCCTCTTTGACTCATGTTTGACTCCGAAGAACTCATCGCCGAGCTGCACGCGCAGGGTGGTCCTGCCCTCGTTGCCGCTGTGGACAAAGAGTTTCGCACGGGTTGGGAATTGCAGAAGCACATCGCGCTGCAACGTGAGCAATCCCGCGCCGAGGTGGGCCATGCCCGCAGCGGAGCCGTGGAGGGGATGGGCTACATTTCCAGCAGCATCGACGCGAACAGTTACTTCTACTGGCTGAACAAAGGCCGGAAGGACATGGGCTGCGAGAACGTGTGGAAGGAAGAGGAGTGGCGGCGCGACTACGCCCGCACCAATCCGCAAACCGTCGTCAAGTATCAAAGCCTCGTGCCATTCAGCGGGTGGACACCGCCGCGTGATGGCGTGCGCCTCGTGACCGGCAGCAAGTATGGAATGGGGGTGGCCGCATGAGAGGCGTTTCCTTCAAGACGCTGCGAGACGGCTGCATTGAAGATGCCGGGCTGCTGCTGGCGCAGGACAGCGCCATGAACTCCCGCTTTACCTCCTACATCAACACGGCGCTCGATTACGCCTATCCGTGGCTGGCCGAGGGCTGGCCGGAGCTGCGCAAGGCCACCACTGAAACCGTGACCTCGCAGGTGATCGACCTCGACACCGTGGGAGATGGCTACTGGGGCGTGTGCCAGGTGCTCGGTGTGACCAAGGAGCACCCGTGGAAGAGCAGCAATCCCACCCCGCGAGACTACCAAGTGACCGGCAGCGGCATCGTCGTGCCGGACACGGTGACGGACGCCACGCTTTATGTGGCGCACATTGAAACGCCGCCCGTCTTCAGCAGCACCGCCTGGGTGACAAGCACCGCCTACGTCGTCGGCGATGTGCGGCTGCAAGGCAATGACTGCTACTACTGCGCCACCGCGCACACCAGCGGCACCTTCGCCACCGATCTGGCCGCGAACAAATGGGTGATCCTGAAGATTCCCGGCTTCCTCAACATCCCCATCCGCCAGGCCGTCGTGCAAGCCTACCTGCGCACCGGAGCGCAGGAGCAGACGAGCCAGAGCATCCAGAACCTTCTCAACCTCCATCTGGGTTACATCGCCACGCGACACGAACCCGCCATACGCTGACTTTTATGAACACCCTCGACACCAAGAACTTTCAAAGCGCCGCCGCGCCAAGCTCCTACACCATCGCCACCGCAGACGGGACCGTGTTCACGCTTGCCAAAGGCGAGGTTGGATTCATCCAAAACCTTGATGATGCCGCGCTGGCGGTGAAGCTCGGGGCCAGTGCCTCCACCACCAGCCTGAGCATGATCCTGCAAGCAGGCAGCGCCGCCGATGATGGCAAAGGCGGATTCATCTACATCACCGATTATACCGGGGCCGTGAGCGTGGCCGCCATGAGCGGCACGGCTCGCTACATCGCCTGGAAACGCGTGCTTTCCTAATTCATGACACCCTATCCCCGCAGCCCGTCGCAGCTTGTGAACCCGCTGGCCCGCCAGCGGATGATGGGCTACGGCACGGCGGCGGGCGGGGAGGCTGTTTACGCCGGGCCGTTGGATTTACTCACTGCTCCCACAGTCGCGTTTGCGCTGTCACCACAACGCTTATGGAGGTCGTTCGCCGGGAGCAGCATGCGTTTGCGCAGTGATGGCAGCGGATCGCCGGAGTCCGATTTCGGTTTTACAGGCACAGGAAATCTCGACACGGCGGCCATCACGGCCTGGCTCACCAGCACCAGCGGCAGCAATGCTTACTGCCGCACGTTTTACGACCAAAGCGGCAACAGCCGGAACGCCGGACAGAGC